AAATATTGTTAGGTGCTGCTACTATTGCAGGTGTTATCACAGCCATTGGTGCAGGTATTGCTGCAGCAGCTTGGTTAACAGGTAAAGCACTTCCAACACTTACTAACGGTCTTAAAGGTTTTGAAGATCTAGATGGTGATAGACTGGTAACTGCAGCAAAAGGACTAGCCGCAGTTAGTGCTGCTATGGCTGCTATGGGTGCTGGAAGTGCTGTAGGAGCAGTAGGTAATGCCGTAGGCAAAGCATTTAATTTTTTAAGTGGTACAGATAGTAACAGCATGCCAGAACAAATGGTAGAGTTAGCTGGTGGTGTTGAGACGTTTGCAAAGGCTATAGAAAAACTTGATCTAGCAAAAATGACCGCACTTGCAGGATTTGTTGTACCTGGTGCTGCAGACCTTGCCATGGTTGTTGACAAAATAAATGACTCAAAATATCGTGAAACAGGTCCTGCAGGAGGTGATTCGGCTAGGGTAGTTGATAGAATAAACAGTGCAAGGACAGAAGCAACAGCAACAGAAGCAACAGCAACAACCACTGCATCTGCTACAGCACAAACTGAAACAACTACAGCACTCGCAGCAGAAGCAAATACTGCACAACAACCAATGCAAAATACTAGCAGTGAGCACACAGCATTGTTGCAAAGATTGCTAGATGTACAAACTAGACAGGGTACAGAAACAAACGATCTACTGAGACGCATCAGTAACGACATATAATTTGACACACAGCTACAAAGGTGTTACAATAAATACACAAAGAAAGAATCGATAGATGAGTTGGAAAAAGTTTTTTAAAGTAGCAGATGCAAGTCCATTAACCATGGCAGGCCCAAACTACAGTGGCACAAATGGTAATGGCGGCGACAGCAAGTACAGCCACTATGCAAGTCATTTGCCGGAAGTATATAGTGGCCATCCTAATCGTATTGAACGTTATGGGCAATATGAAAACATGGACATTGACAGTGAAGTAAATGCTGCACTGGATATTCTTGCTGAATTCTGCACTCAACTCAATGGTGAAAATGGCACACCATTCACTGTACACTATCATGATGATCCCAGCGACACAGAAGTAGAAACCATTACCAAGCAGTTGACTAACTGGTGTAACACAAATGAATTTAACAAACGTGTGTTTAAAATGTTCCGCAATGTACTCAAGTACGGAGATCAGGTGTTTATCCGTGATCCTGAAACATTTGAGTGGTATTGGGTAGACATGAACAATGTTATCAAAGTCATTGTCAATGAAAGCGAAGGCAAAAAGCCTGAGCAGTATGTGATGAAGGAAATCAATCCTAACTTTGAAAACTTGACTGCTACACAAAAAACATACAAAGATGGACAGATACAGCCCAGTCAACGTGGCGGTTACATCCAACCCAGCAATTTGTATGACGCAGGCGGAGCAAGCGGCGGCCGTTTTGATCAAAAGTTTAACGAAAATGCCATTGAAGCAGAACATATTGTGCACCTAAGTCTCACTGAAGGGTTAGATGCAAACTGGCCATTTGGCAACAGCATACTGGAAAACATCTTCAAAGTTTTCAAACAAAAAGAACTGCTAGAAGATGCCATCATTATCTATCGTATTCAACGTGCTCCAGAACGCAGAGTGTTTTATGTGGATGTGGGCAACATGCCTGCACACATGGCCATGGCTTTTGTTGAGCGTGTAAAAAATGAAATACATCAGCGTCGTATTCCTAGTACTACCGGTGGCGGCAGCAACATACTAGACACCACATACAATCCACTGAGTATCAATGAAGATTACTTCTTTCCACAAACAGCAGAAGGAAGAGGTTCAAAAGTTGAAACATTGCCAGGTGGCACTAACCTAGGTGAAATTGATGACCTCAAATACTTTACAAACAAACTGTATCGCGGACTGCGTATACCTAGTAGTTACCTGCCAACAGGTCCTGAGGAATCACCTGCAGGATATGCAGATGGCAGAGTTGGCACAGCACTGATTCAAGAGTTTAGATTCAACGAATATTGCAAACGTTTGCAGCGCATGGTTGGAGAAGTTGTTGACAGAGAGTTTAAAATGTTCCTCAAGTGGAGAGGACTTGAACTGGACAATAGCAGTTTTGAAATACGTTTTAACGAACCACAAAACTTCAGCAAGTATAGAGAAACAGAACTAGACAGTAGTCGCATCACCACATTCACACAGTTGGAACAGTATCCATATTTGGCCAAACGTTTCTTGTTACAGCGTTACTTGGGTCTTACAGAAGCAGAGATGACTGAAAATGAAGCAATGTGGATGGAAGAAAACGAAGAACAGGTCACTGCTGATGCACCAGGCATGCGCAGTGTTGGCATCACACCAGGCAGCATTGAAGGTGACATCGAAGCATTTGATACGGAAGAGCCTGCAGCAGAAGCACCCGAAGAAGGCGGTGAAGTGGCTGCAGATGCTGCACCTGGCGAAGATGCTGCTCCGGTGACACCTCCTCCAGTATAAATAACATTGGAGATGTAAATGTTCTTAAAACAATTAGTAGAAAATGAAAATCCTATTCAAGATCAGCAAGACGATAACAGTGTTGCTGCACTTTCTGATACCCGTAAAACACGCCTAACACTTGAACAAATCAACAAGTTGCGAATGTTAGCAGACACAAAACTTGCAGAATATCACACAAAAATTGCAAATATTAAAAAGCAATACAGCCCTCCAAAAGAAGATTCTGCAACAATATAATCTCTTATCATTTTTTTTGAACCAAAAAAGCACCATTTAATGGTAAATATTCTTGTGACTAGTAAATAATATACTAGACAAATGCCTTATGAAGAAAGGAATACTCTTATGAGCAATAAATTTAATGAACTTATCGAACTTTTCATCGCTGAAGAGCAAGATAAAGCAAAAGAACTGTTCCACGAAATTGTGGTAGAAAAAAGCCGTGACATCTATGAGTCACTTCTAAATGATGAAGAGCAGGTCGAAGAAGCAGACGAAACTGTTGAAGAAGATGAAACAGTTGAAGAGTCAGACTTTGATGAAGCAGAGCTAGGCGGCGATGCAGCAGACGACATGATCGACGACATCGAAGCAGACGAACAAGGTCTTAACGTTGCAGAAGAAGATGATGCAGACGAAGATATAGAAGACCGTGTAGTTGATCTAGAAGATGCTCTAGATGAACTAAAAGCAGAATTTGAAAAACTAATGGGTGATGACGAAGGCGACGAAGAAGGCGAAATGGACATGGATATGGACATGGACGCTGAAATGGGCGACGAAGGCGAAGAAGAAGCCGAAGAAGAAATGGAAGCATTTGAAGATGCCGAAATGGTTCGCGAGTACGCTGAAAAAGCACCAGCACCAGTTACTAGTGAGCAAGGCGACGGCAGTAGCGGTCCAGTTGCTGGCAAGAACGACATGGGCGGTAAAGCAGTTGACCCAACTGGTGAAGAGTCAGGCGGCGCAGCACCAGCAGCAAAAGACATGGGTGGCACAACTAAGCCAGACATGAAGAAAGTCTAAGGTAACCTTTTATGAACTACCTAAGAGAAAACCTTACATTTGATCAAGCTCAAGTTGTACTTGAGAGTGCCAATGATGGTAAGGATCTCTACATGAAAGGCATTTGTATTCAGGGCGGGGTTAAAAACGCAAATCAGCGTGTTTACCCTGTTTCTGAGATTTCTGATGCCGTAGGAAGTCTTAATGAACAAATTAGCAAAGGCAACAGTGTCTTAGGCGAAGTTGATCATCCAGATGACTTAAAAATTAATCTTGATCGTGTAAGTCACATGATTGAGAGCATGTGGATGGATGGTCCTAACGGTTATGGAAAATTAAAAATCCTTCCAACTCCAATGGGTAATTTAGTTAAAACCATGTTGGATAGTGGAGTAAAGTTAGGTGTGAGCAGTAGAGGCAGCGGTAACGTTGCAGAATCATCTGGTCATGTATCTGATTTTGAAATTGTCACTGTGGATGTTGTGGCACAACCAAGTGCGCCAAATGCGTATCCTACAGCAATCTATGAAGGATTGTTGAATATGCGCCATGGCCATAAAGTGCTTGAGATGGCCCGCGAAGCAAGCGGAGATTCAAAAGTGCAAAAATACTTGAAGGACGAAGTTGTTCGTCTTATCAAGGATCTAAAGATCTAGGAGATCAAAATGCTAGATGCTCTAAAACCTTTACTAGACAGTGATCTTGTTAATGAGTCAACTCGCAACGAAATTCAAGAAGCATGGAACGCAAAGATGAACGAAACACGTGAATCTGTAACTGCTGAACTTCGTGAAGAGTTTGCACGTCGATATGATCATGACAAGTCTACAATGGTTGAGGCTTTGGATCGTATGGTAACTGAAAGTCTAAGTGAAGAACTAACACAAATTGCTGCAGAGAAAAAAGCTCTTGCAGAAGATCGTGCTCGTTTTGTTACTAAAATGACAGAAAGTTCAGGTACATTTGACCAGTTTATGGTTAAAACACTATCTGAAGAAATCAAAGAACTACACAATGATCGTGCAGCACAAGCTGATACAATTGCAAAATTGGAACAGTTTGTTGTTGGTCAACTCTCTGAAGAAATTCAAGAGTTCCAAGCAGATCGCCAAGACGTCGTTGAGACAAAAGTTCGCCTTGTAAAAGAGGCTCGTGAGCAATTTAAAGCTCTTAAAGAGAACTTTGTTAAGAAGTCTAGTGCAGTTCTTGAAGAAGCAGTTACCGCACATCTTAAGTCAGAAATCGGTCAATTAAAAGAGGATATCGAAGTTGCTAAAAATAACAACTTCGGAAGAAAGATTTTCGAAGCATTTGCCACTGAGTTTAGTTCAAGTATGTTAAACGAAAACCAAGAAATCAAAGACCTAAAGTCTAAGATGGAAGAGGTTCAAACACAACTTGATGAAGCAAAAGTAGCAGTTGCTGAAAAGAATCAAATTGTTGAGAGTAAAGAAGCAGAAATCAAAGCAATCACTGAGAGCACAGCTCGCAAGGATGCAATGGAATCACTTCTCAAGCCACTTAACAAAGAGAAAGGCGCAATAATGCGTGATCTATTAGAAAGTGTACAAACTACCAAGTTAAAAGGCGCTTTCGACCGTTATCTACCAGCAGTATTAGATGGTAAGTCAATTATCAAAGAATCAAAAGTTGAAAAAGAAATGATCAACGAGAACATCAAAGAAGTAACTGGTGATAAACAAACAAAAAAACCTGCAGCAAAAAGTAATGACGATGGCAACATTGTTCAACTTCGTGCGTTAGCAGGGCTTAAATAGAGTACAATAAGGGGACTATAATGTCAGACGTACTATTAGAAAGCCGTTGGGGCGATACCAAAGACGCACTACTTGAGGGTCTAGAAGGTAACCGTCGTTCATCAATGGGCGTTGTTCTTGAGAACACACGCAAGTACTTGAAAGAGGCTGCTTCAACAGGCGCTTCAGCTTCAGGTAACATCGCAACACTTAACCGTGTGATCCTTCCAGTGATCAGACGTGTTATGCCAACTGTTATTGCCAACGAAATTGTTGGTGTACAGCCAATGCAAGGACCAGTGGGTCAGATCCACACACTTCGCGTTCGCTATGCAGACAGTGTAACTTCAACAGCAAGTGCACCATTCGATACAGACACAGTTGCTGGTGATGAAGCACTATCACCATTCAAGATTGCTACAGCATATTCAGGTTCAACCTCAACAGGTCGTGCTGATACAACTGCAGGCAAAGAAGGTACTGGTGGATCACAGATCAGCATCCAGATCCTAAAGCAGCCTGTAGAAGCAAAAACACGCAAGCTACAAGCTCGCTGGACATTTGAAGCTGCACAAGATGCAGAATCAATGCACGGTATTGATGTTGAAGCTGAAATCATGGCAGCACTTGCACAAGAAATTACTGCTGAAATTGATCAGGAAGTTCTAGGTTCACTACGTTCACTAGCAGCTACTGAAGAAACTTTCAACCAAGCAGCAGTTTCTGGTACAGCAACATACGTTGGTGATGAGCATGCAGCACTTGCAGTTCTAATCAACCGCACAGCAAACAAGATTGCACAGCGCACACGTCGTGGTGCAGGTAACTTTGCAGTTGTTTCACCTGAGGCACTAACAGTTCTTCAGTCAGCATCAACTTCAGCGTTTGCTCGTACAACTGAAGGCACATTTGAAGCACCAACAAACACAAAGTTTGTAGGTACACTTAACGGCGCAATGCGCATTTATGTGGATTCATATGCAGCAGACAGCACAGCAGTACTTGTTGGCTACAAAGGCTCAAGTGAAACAGATGCGGCAGCATTCTATTGCCCATACGTTCCGCTAATGTCAAGTGGCACAGTGCTTGATCCATCAACTTTCGAGCCAGTCGTATCATTCATGACACGTTATGGCTACGTTGAGCTTTCAAACACAGCAAGTTCACTAGGCAACGCAGGCGATTATGTCGGCGAAGTCGCAATGTCAAACATCTCATTCTCATAAGTCTAACTTACGAGATTATAATAGAAACAGCACCTTCGGGTGCTGTTTTTATTTGCACCAACCGTTAGTATAATCTTCTTTCATAAGATATTTTATAAAAGTGTTCTGTATTTTTGATAGTTCTGGTTTTGGATCTGTTCGACGTAGGTTAACTGTTGTAACATTTAACATTTCAGCAATTTTATATGATTCTGTATATTCAAACACATGTGTATAAAAACTTTTTTCATTGCCCAGTCTAGCAGTATTTGTTTCACAATGATCTCTTACTGTAGCACTAGTCATGTAGTGTTCAAAATGTTTTAAAAACTCATCTAGTGTATGTTCACCTTGCCACAATGCATCTTGTGCACCACTGGGTGCAAACATCGTGTGATAATATCCACTTACAAACTTGTCTACAGGATCACGCCAAACTGCAATGCGTATATCACAATCTTCTAATAATGTTTTATATTGATCAAAGTACATCGGTTTGTAATATATATCAGGAGCATGAACATGAAACGTGTTGTATGCCTGTAACTCTTCGGGATCAGCATCCCACAAAGCCTGTGCAATATAACTTAGTATGCTTGTGCTTGCGCACTTTTGGTTGCGCACAATACCCCATGTTTGATTGTTGTATTTGAATTTTAACAGTGACATCGAATAAATACTTATGCCGGCAAAAAACGGCTTATGCGGACACCACCGCGTACCTAGGAGAACTAGGATTGGACTTCTTGAAGGAGAAAACAAATGGGTAGACCACTAAGAAGAGCAGAAACAGTAGATGGTAACTTCCACGTTGGCGCAATTGGCGCAAGCGGAGGCACAGGTCAGCAGATAACAATGCAGGCATTCGTTGAAGGTGGCAGTGCAAACGTTACCACAGAAGTAATTCAAAAAGGAACTAAAAAGTTTCGCGTCACTACAAGTGATGGCACACAAACTTGTCAACTAGTTGCAGTAGCAAGTGGCTCACTTGCAGCAGGCCAGTGTTCACTAGTCGCAACAGACAGTGATGGTAACACAGCATATGTAACTAAACTTACACAAAACTATGTAACATTGACAAACATTGATAGTACACAGTTTGCAACAGGTGATCGTGCCCAATGGGTCGATGATCAGACAAGTGCAGTAGAAGATGTAAGTGTTCAAATTGTAACAGCATAATTTTGCTATTGACAGACAGAGAGGTTACAGTTATAATAGACTGTAACCTTTTTTATTGACATGACACAATTTGGATTTGTATTAGGCAACGGTAAAACACGCAAACAAGTAGATCCTATGTATTTAAAAAGTGTAGGATGCTTGTATGTGTGTAATCGTGCGGCCGAAGACATGGCGTATGATGTTTGTGTTGCGGTAGACAAAGAAATAAGTTTGGAACTACAACAAAAAGGACACACTGTATACACACGGAGCAATGCATTACTCACAGAAAATGCAATGCAAATACAAAAGAATGCAGGTTGGAGCAGTGGTCCTGTTGCTGCAACTATTGCTGCACAAAATGGACATGCTTATATTTTTTTAATAGGTATGGATCTTATCAGTAATACCAAACACTTGAACAATCTGTATGCTGATACAAAACACTACAAAACTAGTGACAGTGCAGCAACTCCGCACAGCAATTGGATCAGTCAAATGGATGCAATTGTTACAGAGTATAGCAGTCAACGTTTTATACACGTCAATCCATTGTGTGGATACACACCTGAACAGTGGACTAGACACAAAAACTTTCAAACAATGACATCAGCACAGTTTGAGACTATGATAAATAATACAACAGAATGATGGATCTCTAATGGCAAAAACTGAAAAAATTACAGGTGATTTAACCTTTGATGCTACAGGCAATATAAATCTAGCATCTAATACCATTATCACAGGTGATTTAACTGTAAGTGGAACAACAACAACTGTGAGCAGTACAAATACTGATATTGCTGATAGAGTTATAACTCTTAATGACGGCGAAAGTGGCGCAGGTGTTACAGGACGCTACAGTGGCCTTGAAATAGACAGGGGCAGTTCAGATAATGCATTTATTGTGTTTGATGAAAATGATGACGCATTTAAAATCAGCACAGACAATGGCAGCTCATATGATGCAATTCTAACAGGTGTGGGTGTAGGACTAACTGCAGTTTTACAAGACACAACACCACAACTGGGTGGCGATCTTGACATAAACAGTTTTAACATTGTGAGTGCTCAGAGTAACGAAGACATTCAGTTGGTACCAAATGGCACAGGCAGAGTCACAATAGCAAGTGCGTTAAAACTTAATGATCTTGCAAGTGCACCAGCAAGTGCCACAGGAGCAACACTGTTGTATGCAGACACTGCAGCAGGTGGTGGTACTGGTGTTTATTTTGTTGATGGCAGCACCAGTGATGAATTGGTAAGTAAATCAAAAGCCATCGTGTATGGATTAATTTTTTAAAGGAAGTAACAAATGGCTATTACCCAAGCAGGCGCTATCGGAACAGGTGCAACAACAGTTTACACAAGCAGTGGCACCACTGCTATCACTTGTATGTTCTTCATGAACGACAATGCTGCATCAAGAACATTGAGTGTGCATGTTGTGCAAAGTGGTGGTAGTATTGCCAACACAAATCAAATTGTAAAAACAATCACAATTGACCCTGCTGACTCTTATGTTATCAACACTGAAAAACTTGTACTCAGCAATGGCGACACAATACAGTGTACAGCAAGTGTAGGCAGTAGCATCTATCCTACAATCAGTTCGGTAGATATCTAATGGCAGGCTTTGTAAAAAACAAAGGCACATTTGATGGTGGTAACACAATCAAATCAGATGATATAGGTGCAACAGGTACACCATCCGGCACCGCCGCAGATCGTCCAAGTGATCCAGACACAGGTGACCTACGCTTTAACACAGACGATGGTGCGCTAGAAGTTTATGATGGTACACAGTTCCAAACACTGTCAACAACAGGTGTTGTCACAGTAACACAAGATAGTTTTACAGGCGATGGATCTACAGTTGCATTTACAATGAGTACAAGTGTTACTAGTAACCAAGCACAACGTATTGTGGTTGCAGTAGGTAACGTTTATCAAAATCCAGCAAGTGCTTACACACTGAGTGGCACAACTATTACATTTACAAGTCCTCCAGGTGACAGTGAGACAATTACTGTTATACA